CACAATACCTGCTGCACTTGAAATTTCTGGAGTACCTGCTGCATTACTTACAATAGTATCTGCTGTTAGTGTACCTGTGACAATAGCATTACCATCTACGTGTAGTTTTTCTGTTGGAGTCAAATCGCCTAATGCAAGTTTTCCATCTTCAAATGTCATAAAATATTGAGATGTAAAAGGATATGTTGCAAAAGAAATTAAATTTTCAAATCCTCTAATACTAGCTGTTGTGCGCTCACCGTTTACTGTATCATTTCTTGTAAAAAGTATTTCACCGTGTGCTACTCCATCTGCACTAATATCAGTAGATGCGTTTCTTCTATAAGCTGTACCTGCTGTGAGTCCATTTTGTGACTGTATATTTAAAGTAAGTTGCGCACTGCCATAATAATTTAAAAAATTAGTGCTAGAATAAATATTCTCAATTGTAAGATCTGTTGCTGTAAGATTATTGTTTACAGCATCTACTATTGGACTACTATCATCCCCAAAAACACTACCTCTTACATCACCTACTATACTATCTGAAACAACACTGTTAGCAGTGATAACACCAGTTCCTACACCTGAAACTGTAATATCTCCTGTTAGTGCAATGTCGCCGTCACCTAAAAGCGAATAATTTGTAATATCAATATTGCCACCTGCTGTAAGTGGAACATCTAAAACTACTGATGCATCATTTAGTGTTAAAACAGGGCCTGTTGTGTTATCTGTGATACCTGTAATATCACCGCCACCGCCGCCGCTAGTTACAACGTTACCGCCTGGCGTAGCACCGTCTCCTACATAAATAGATTTTGTATCAGTAGTGTAAATAAGTTCGCCTTCTGCAGGCACAATATCTGTACGGTTTGCATCTAATCCGCGTCTTAGCTTTAAAGCCATTATAGTCTCCTAGGTAAAGTACTGTTTTATATATTTATCTCTTCTACTGAAAAGATCAAATGTACTCTAGGGTCTTTGCTTGCATTTAAGGCTGTATGAGGAATAGTTGTGTCTACATAATATGTACCGCCAAAAGGCAATCTCACTGCCTTATCATTAAATAACATCATACAATTTTCATTGGTATAAATTGGTATGTGAACTCTTGGCGATGGGTCTTTATGCATAGTTAGACATGTTTTATGTAACATATACATAAATCTGCCTCTAGTGACATTTATATTTTTATCCTTTAATTTTTGAATAATTTCATCAAAAATTGTATCTTTAAACATATCACACGTAACATTAAAATCTTTTTCTTTTAATGCTGGATATCCGTCTGCATCTGTTTTTCTTATTGGCACAGGACCTACTGGATTTTTTTCGTATGCAACCCAATCAAAATACAGACTACCACAACTTTCATATAATTGATCAGAATCTGTAGTTTCGGTTCTACATTGTATTGCTAATTGTTTTAAATTATTGTTAGTTTTTAGCATATCGTCGATATTTAATGCATAATATGCTTCTACAATTTTATCATAATCAAGGTCTATATCAATTTCTTTTAGCATAATTTATTTATTCAGCTTTAAAAATTTATGTGTTCTTTTACCTATGTCTTTTTTTAATTGTTGTAGATCTAATCTAAAATCAACTGTTTCGATGGTATCTTGATATTCTTCAAAAAAATCATCTAGTATAGTTTCAACATCTAACTCATTTTGTTTAGACTTGTTGATATCTATTTCCCATTCTTTACCATCTAAAAATTTAACGACTACTGTACTCATATATTCCATAGGAATATAATCCATATCTATTTCTGCTAATATTTTGTCCCAGTAGTCGTCTCGGTTTTTATCATGCGTCACTGGTTTCTTTTTTCTTTGTTGTGCGTTTTTTTGTTGGTGCTAGTTCTTCTGCTTGCTCTCTAAGAGCCTTTGCTTCTTTAAATAGTGCATCTGCTTGAGAACGATATTGAGCTGCTAGTGCTGCATCATCTAACACACCATCAGTTGTAGTTGCTGTTTCTGCTGTATAAGTTGCCACAGGATCAACTGCTGACTCTGTAGTAGTTGTTTCAGGCTGTACTGTTTTTCCGTCAGGACCTTTTAGTGCTAGGTCTGCAACTGTAACACCTTGCTGTTCTGCAATAGTTTTGTTTAGTTCTGATAACAAAATTGATGTATTGTTATTAGGAGTCATTTCTACACTGCTAGTAGGAACTTTATTTAATTTTCCTGTACGTGAAAAACCCGCTAACATATTTCTTCCGTCCGGCAATACATTTCGTGACATTGCTTCTGCAAATTCGTATGCCTGTTGACCAGCAGCTGATTCTACTGCTTTGATCAACGAGTCGTGTTCGTCTGCTGAAAGATTTTCAGTTTGTACTACCAAGCAGTTATCTGGATCGCCTGGAATAACACGATATGCTACAATTACTTTTCTTCTATTACTGGCAATTCTGCCTACATGTTTAAGAGCCATTGGTTTCCTCCATTGCTGGCGCCGGTGCTGATGCCGGTGCTGCTTGTGCTGCGGCTGCACCTTCTTGTGCTGCCTTTGCTTGTGCTTCAACTTCTTTTAAGAAAGCATCAAGTTTATTATATAAAGCACCTACACTAGCAATCTCGTTTGCTTTAAACGTACCACGTTCAGTTGCAAGTTCAATCACAGCCCGTGCTAGTGCCAAATCTTGAATGTTTAATTCGTTTTGATTTGTTTGTGTGTTTTCTGTCATTTTAAAACTCCTTGTATATTACTTATAATGACTATTTTAATTGTATTTCAAATGTGGACAAGCAAGAACAAAAAAACTCATTTCTTTTTCTTGTTCAAATCCCACTACATTTGATTGTGTTAGATTATTCATTTTATCAAAGCCTACTGAATGTCCAAAAAAATATCTTCCACTTAAATTATCTTCAATCCAATCGCAGATTGCTCTATCTATATTGTACTTTCTAGAAACTTCTACTGTACTAAAATGAGGAGGGCAAAAATTTACCCTCCTTAGATCTAAAACATCTAGTGGATTTGGATCTTTTAGTTTCACGCAGCCTCCTCATAGTGGGCTGTAATGCCAAATGGTGCTTCAAGGTTTTTATTGTGGTTACTATGGATAATAAAGATTGTTTCACACCAATCTGGGTCACCCCAACTGTCCCAAGCATACCCGTCTGTGAACATAATGAACTTTTTAGGTTGAATGTCGTTATCTTTCATGTACTGCCAGTTCACCATAAAGTCAGTGCCACCGCCGCCTAGGATTTCATAATCTGTAAGTGCATCTCCGTCATCTGCACTAAAGTCTTGCTCGTTGTAAACATCAGTATCAAAGCACCATAATTTAATTTTGTAGTCTTTGTATTCATCCATAATGCCTTGAATTTCACCTAAAAAGTCTTTTGCTTGTGCATCTCCAATTGAGCCGCTCATATCAAGTGTAATACAAATATCAATTGTATCTTGAAAGTTCATACCCGGAAGAATTGCACCTGTGTGCCAGCCTTTGCGTGACGGGCGAGCAAATGTGTAGTCACTTTTAATAGTACTTTGAATCTGCTGACGTAGCAACTCACGCCAGTTCATTTTAGGTTCAGTTAGTTGTTTAATAAGACGTTGAATACCTGCTGGTGTATTTCCTGCACCTGCTGTTTGTGCTGCTTGGATCATAGCTTCTTTGATTTCGTCTTTGATTTGATCCATTTCGGCTTTGCTATACTTAGGACGACCTTTACCATCTTTGTTATCTTCTTCGGTGCCGTCGCCTTCTAAATCCAAATGCTCGTCTAGCATTTCTCCTAGTTGCTCTAAAAACTCTTGTCCATTCTTTTCTGCTTCTTTGAACAATTCATCGTATACTTCTTCACTGGTCCAACCTTCGTATTTGAAGTCTTGATAGCAATCTACAATGCTTGGCTTTTCACCAATGCGATCACGTACAAGCAAATTGTTTACAATATAGTCAGCAGCAATATTATACAGCATTGGATTGCGTTCATCTCTACGACCCAAATGATCGAATACACAATGTAGTATTTCGTGTGCAATAACAAATTCAATTTCTTTGTTATTCATTGCATTAAAAAATTGTGTGTTAAAGTACAAATTACGTCCGTCTACTGCGGCTGTAGGGCACCATTCGTCTGCACATTGAATACGCAAACGTGTTGCCATATTACCAAAAAACGGATGACGTAGTAGCAAACCTACTCGTGCAATAATGATGCGATCTAGCACATCTTTACGCATTTCGTCTAGTTCTGTTTCAGTTAGATCCGGGTTTGGTTCCCAATTTTTTAATTTACTTGATGTATCTTTAGTGGACATATTGTACCTCTTTATCAGTGCCTAGTATTACTATAACATATTTAATAATTATGTCAACCCCATAAAGAAAAAATGGGCAGCCTAAGCCACCCATTTTCACTCAAATTACACCGCTTGTGCTGCTTTGATGTACTTACCATAACGGTTGTGGAACTCGTCAAAGCATTCCACTTCGTCTGGATCAATTGGCAGCGCATACTGTGTTAGCGCAAGTTTAATGCCCATAACAACCAGTTCTGTGTCAAAGTTATCCATTGCAAAGCGTAGGAAGTTATTGACTTTATCATCAAACTTTTTGTCATTTTTATCTGATGCTTCTTTTAGTTCATAGCAAAGACTAACAGTCAGCGAATACATGGCACTGATTTCTGACGTGCTCATTTCTTTTACTTTGCCTGCAAGAATATCAGTTGGGTTAGGCATACTTGCTGCTACCTTGCGGTGTGCCATAAACTTGACGCCTAAACCTTCGCCTACAGAACCTGCAACCAAGTCAGTAGTGGTATTTTCGTCAAGTCCGTCATCAAGCAATTCACTTACAAATGACCAACTACGTGGAGTTGCAAATGAACGGCTTGCTGACTTAGGATCAAAGTCGTACAAGTCTTTCTTAGAGAAAGTCAAGTAACCAACCACGTCCTTGTGAATGTTGTTATCAACGGCCCACTGGAACCAATCGTCAAAGTCGACAGCCAATTCAATGTGAACAAAGCGATTGGCAAGTGGCGATGGCATACGATATGTAACGCCTTTATCTGCTTCACGGTTACCCGCAGCAACGATGATAACATTGTCTGGCAGTTTGTATTGCCCGACACGACGATTCAAAATCAACTGATACGCTGCTGCTTGTACAGCAGGAGCAGCTGAGTTCATTTCGTCAAAAAATACAACAATATTGTCGTATTGTGCTGCCAGTTCTTCGTCTGGCAGTTCTGCTGGAGCACCCCATGTCATTTTAACATTTTTGCTGTCAAAATATGGAATGCCTTTAATATCAGTTGGATCCCAAAGGCTCAACCGAATATCAATTAGTAGTGAATTACTTAGGCTATCGGTAATTTGTGCAACGATGTCACTTTTGCCGATGCCGGGAGGACCCCACAAAAACACTGGACGCTTTTTTAGCATAGCGTGACGCAGTGCGTTTTTTGCTTTGTTGGGTGATACTGTGCGAATTACGTCTGACATTTTGTATTCCTTTTCTAATCAGTGCCTATGTCTTAGTGTAGTATACTTTTTTTACTTTGTCAAGTAATAAGATTCCAAATAATTGCACCAATTACAATCATCCAAAAAATACCCATTACTTCGTTTTTAACAACATCTCCGCTTGTAACACGTTGTGTACATTGCGGACAGTGTGTAGCACCCAACGGCTTGTCGCTGTAGCACTTAGGACATTGTGTATTCATCATGATTATGATTCCTTATAAAGTTTACGGATTTTTGCACGGTCGTTGTAACCAATGCCTTGCTTCCACAGAAAGTAATCAAAGTCTTGATTACAATCAATATCGTCGCCTTCTGCATCTGCAAGAAACTGTACTGCTTTTTTCCAGTTGCAATCGCAAAAACGCATAGTTGCTGCAACCTGCTTGCGGAACTCTACAAGATTAGCTGCTTCAGCAGCCTCCTCTTGTGCTTGAGACGCTTTCATTGCATCAATCAAAAAGTCCCAACACTCTTGCTTCTCAGCAGGTGTATACTCTGACCAATCGTTAAAGAAACGCTGCGATGGACGAAAACCATACGCATCCTTGTGTAGATCGGAAATAATTGTATCGTCATAAGTGTAAGACATTTTGTAACCCTCTTTGTCTTGTTGCCCTATACATATAATATAATATATGTTTTACCGATTGTCAACCATTATTTTGATAAAAGTGCATCTAAAAGAACAATACCTAGCAATACATTTAATGCATCGTTATTGTTATGATTATGATTGTTGTAGTTTGGCTGACGATTATTGATACGGTCGTGTACAGGATCACCTACTACAGGTGGATCAGTTTGTAGGCCGCGATCTGTATAATAAGAACGAGCCATATGATGACAATGCCACATACCACGCCAACCGTCTGTTGTACCATAATGACAACCTGCTTGATTGAGATATCCTGGATCTGCGTGTGCTGTTGATCCTACTAATGCTAGTGCTAATACTAAACGTTTCATCTTTTTGCCTTTTGTGCCTATTTAATTTAATACTAATATAGAACATAAAAAACAGTATGTCAACCTTTTTTATTCAATTTTACACTAAAACTTCCAGGATTATTTGGTGTTTGTTTGCATTCTTTTATACGTGGATGATTCCTTGCCCAAGTTTCAAACTCACGCATCATAGCACCTTGTCCAGTAATTACTGTGCATTTTTTGTGTCCAGCAAAATATGCCTCGGTTATTCTACTGTTAAAGTGTTGCCAAGCAGTGTGAATGTGATATCCGTGTAAATCAATCCTCATCCTTCTTTGACCTTGACATAGCTTTTGTTAAACCATATTTACGCAAATCTCCGCTAAACAACCCAAGTTCAACTGCTTTGCGTTCATTTGTAACCGTAATACTTCTGTTTGTAAGATAATAAGGACAATCAATAAACTTGTCTAAAAATATTATTACCTGTGTGGTCATAGGCATATCACGTGGATATGGAATGTCATATGTTTGTAGTTCAATTTTGTTTATAACGTCAAACCCGTCATCTGTAAGTCTAAGTCCGCCTACATCTTTTTGCCTTGTATTATACCACCAAAGCGGCATATGCTCTTTAACACTTAAATCGTTATAACTTTTTCCTAATTCTTTGAGAAATAGTTTTGTATAAGTTACCTTATTCATGGATCCAATTTTTCACCTGCTGTCAATTTAAAAACAGCAAACTCATCTGTATTGAACATATCATTTAATTTTTTAGCTAAATTGTGTGCATGTCCTGGATTACTAAAACTGGTTTTCTTATATTTAGGTCCAGGATATCCTGTTAAACTATTACTGCTTTTTAAATTAAAAGGTTTATCTTGATAGAAAACAGCCCAGATAGCCTCCGCATCAAGAACTTGTTCGCACTTGTATGTAACTTTATTAGTGAATTCTAATTTGACAGTAGGCTTAGGTCTACTCATATGCGTTTCCTTTAATATAAACTACGCATATATTTATCTTTTTTACCAGCCGCCTGAGTCCATATTAATCTCAATAACTTGGTCTTGATTTAGCTTTTCAATCTTTTTATCTAGTATTTCTTCTAAATCGCCATGTAATCTTGCCATTACTTCTCCAAGTGTAAATGCAAGAGTTTTTGCTTGATTTATGTCTAGTCTAACTTCTTTAGCCCTACTTTGTTCAGCAACCTTTACCATTTGTATTAGTTGCTGAATAGGCATTGTATTAATCGGATCTGTTGACATTGCTTAAAGCCAATTTCATTTCTAGTTCTGTTTTATATGGACCCATATAATCATTGCGTTCAACAGTAATTAGTTTAGGGCAATAACTTTTAAGCCAATTTACATTGAATTTAATTAGATAATATCCAGCACAATATACACTTTTAGATTTTTCACTTTTGGTAAACAGTGGCAGTTTACGTTGAATATCGTACATGCTATTATATGGAATAGTTCTGGTAGGATAGCCATGAACATCTTTTGAAGTATCACCTTCTTGCGTTTTAATATTTGCTACTAAGAAGTTACTGCCATATGTTTTTTTAAGTTGTCTTTCTGTTTTAAAAAGATTTATTTTTCCAGCACTGGTTAAAGTAAATCCTTCTTCATTTTTGCTAAGTGTGCCGATTTTTACACCTTCCTGCTCAACAATCCAAAATTTATCTTGTAATACCGGTTTTGCTTTAAAAGTCATTTATACCTCGCTTGTAATGGTTCAGCATATTGTGCAGCATTATCTGCAACACGTTGAAGATCCCAACGAGCACAAAACTTCATTAGTCTCATACCAACTTGTGAAATATTCTTATTTTCTGCTGAACTGATAGTATTATTTATTTCTTGTCTAATGTGCTCAGGCTGTGCGGTCAAATCACACAGTGTAACATTACGTGTATAATCATCTAACACACGATGCTCTGTACCTTCATGATCTACCCAACGTTGTAGCATCATGTTATTCCAGTTGTAGCCTTTGTTATCTTTATCGGCAAATGCTTCTAACAAACCTACTTTGTTCTTTGTGCCTTTCTTGCGCACACCAGGGTAGGCACTAAAAACATTGTCGCTAGTGTCACCACGCATACACTTCTCAAAAAGCATGTACTGGGGTTCAGGAGCAGGCTTCGGCTCTCCTGTCTTCTTATCGCACACGGGCTTGCCTTTGTCATCAAAATATCCTTCATGAGTAATAGTAGTATTACTTACCCCGTTGTACTGACGTACATTAGGAGCGATAAGTTGTGCAAAGTCGCCATCTGTACTAATAATTACATGATCATCATCTGGATGATTTTGTATCCAGCCAGCAATCAAGTCATCTGCTTCTAGCACAGGATTTTGTAATACAGTACAATTAGTCTTGTCTGTAACAAACTCTTTGAACTCATCAAAGATTTCCCAAAACACTTTATCTTCTTCTGCTTCACGTGGACTCATTGCATCGCGATGTTCTTTACGGTTGCGCTTGTACGGCTCGTAAAAGTCTTTACGCCAACTGCGTCCTTCTAAGCAGAAAACAACGTGAGACCCGTCAAAGTCTTGCCACGCTTTTTTAATACTGTTCAAGGTAATGTGCATTGCCATGCCAACCTTAGTATCAATGTCGCCACGTACAACGTGTCGAGCACGGAAAAATGTGTTAGCAGTGTCAATTAGGATATAAGTCATGATACTTCACTTTTGCCTTTTTCTATTGGTACAACATTAATATAACCGGCATTTCTGTTTGTGTCAAGTCCTTCTTCTTGTAACATGTTAAAAATAATATCTTTGAACCAACGATCGACAATTTGTTCATCTTCGTCACCTTCGCTGCCATATCCTGCCGCAAGTAATTCTTTAATAAAATAATCATTCCAATCTAGTTCAAAAAACCCGTTGCGAATGTTTTCTTCATTTACTTGCATATCTAACACGTTTACCCAAGGCTCACCACGTTTAGTAGCAGCAGCCTTAGGATCAGTTTTATCTAGTACTGCTAGTTCTTTTTCTTCTAGTTCTTTTTCTTTAGCAGCAATACCTGTTATGTTTTTTAACCATTGTTTCATAATTGCTTCCTTATCTTTTCGTATTGCTCTTCGGTGTGTATGCCTTTGTTGTACTTGGCAACTTCTTTAAGTTCCCCAGGCATTTCCGAATAAGCTGATGTGTAGTCTAGGGGAGAACCTCCAGCCTCGTTCCATACAGAGGTTCGCCACCTCTTGTACGTTGAGAGTGTATTCTTCCGACCTACCCCCAAGCGGCATGAGATATACAGGAACGTCCACACCTGCTTCGCGATAGGCATCAACTGCTCTACCGACTTCATCAACATCGTCTTGATCAGCAACAACAAACTTAAAGTACATATCAGCGCCATCCACGCAGGAATACTCACTAGCAACATCAGGCTTGATAGCATCACTCCAAGACTCGCCTGAAACGGAGAGTTTTGGGGAACACGAAAAAGTAACTTTAATTCTGTCATTGTTGTTGAGATAATTGTAGAAGTCG